TGGTTTATATGCATAAATCACTCTTTTTTTATGTCTGAATTTAGTGAGAAATTGAAAAACGCATACGGAAACGCATACGGAAACGAATACGCTATGAAAAACAAAGGTCTCTTTACTAAACCCCGAATTTACGATGCTAAAGGAGATATTACAAAGCGTTGGTACGTGTACTTCTCATACCTAAATCCTAAGACAAATAAAATGGAACGACAAGCTCCGCTCTACTATGGTATGAACCGACATCAAGATGCTTCAGTACGCCGAGCAGCTGCTAAACAACTGCGCGATATGGTAGAAGATGTGCTAAAAAATGGGTACAGCCCGTATGAAGAATGGTATACAGAAGAAAAAGTAATAACCATAGAAAAAGCCATTGAGTTAGGTTTGGAAAACGCTAAAGCCACAATGAAAGAAACCTCTTTCAAAGACCATAAGTACCGACTGCTGAACTTCCAAAAATGGCTGTATGAAAATGGCTTTAAAGGACGCGTCTTCTCTGTGATTACTAAACGGACAGTCCTCAACTTCCTCAATAGCGTACTACAACGTACCAGCCCCAAAAACCGCAATAATTTCCGTGCAAGTCTCTCTATATTATTCACCTTTTTGGAAGAAAACGAATATATCGCTGATAATTTTGTGAGCAAAATACCTGTGCTAAAAGCTAAGCCCGAACGCAATAAAACCTATACCCAAGCGCAAGAAGAAGAGTTATTTAAATACCTTGAAACTCACGACAATCAACTGCTGCTGATGATTAAATTTGTAAGCTATAACTTCTTACGCCCTATCGAGGTATGCCGTTTGCGTGTAAAAGATATTAATTTTGAGGAGCGCCAGCTGGTAGTAGATGCTAAAAACCAACTACAAAAAACTAAAATCATTCCTGAACTTCTTTTTAAGGAGATAGCTCACCTTAAAGGGGCAAATCCTGATTATTATCTATTTGCACCCCAAGGCGTAGGAAGCTGGGAAACTTCAGAGGTAAACAAGCGTGATTATTGGAGTAAACGATTTAAGAAAGTAAAAGAAGTCTTCAATATGGGTAGCGAATATGGTATTTACTCATTTAGGCATACCTTTATTACCAAGCTATATCGTGAGTTGCGCAAAACGCTTACCCCTCACGAAACTAAAAGCCAGCTAATGCTTATCACTGGGCATACTACCTTTACTGCCCTCGATAAGTATTTGCGCGATATTGATGCTGAGCTGCCTGCTGATTACTCAGCTCTTATTCTCCAAGCCTCGCGCTAAGTAGGTTACTATTTCCTCGCCGCGTGCCTGACTAATAGCGGTGGCAAGGTATTCTAATACTTGGCTATCATTTACCACTTTATCGATAAATGGTTGCTCTTTTTGTCCCTTGCGATATAGGTGTGCCTCTACGCGGTACTTCGTTTCTCTCGGCTTATGGCGCGTACGTTCGTGCGATTTGCGCAGCCTACCGCTCTCGATACCATAATGTAGCACAAAGCCGTGTCGATGCATTTTTATTTTCAAGCCTCTGAGGTACTTTTGCTGATAGCCTTCTTTGCGATTAGAATTGGGTAAAACGGGCTCTGCTGTAGCGTTTCTTAAGGCATTATCGTCGTTGCGAATGTGCCTACTAAATCTGCTGGTCTCGTTTCTGAGCGCACTTTGTAGCATTGCTGCTGCCTTATAGCCTATTTCTTCTTCATTCATAATTATTTACAGCCTACGGGTACTGTCCAATCTTCTTGTTTAACTATTAATGGTGTGGGGGTTTTAAAATGTACTTCTACATCTACGCCAAAAAAGTGTGCTTGAGGGTCCTCCACTGGGTAGATTTTGGTTAAATCTTTTTCAAAGGAATTGAAGAGAAAATGCCCTTTTTGGTGATTATCCCAACGAATGCGCGCCAAACACTGTAACGCAATGGCTTCTGCCTTACTTATAAGCTCTTGTTGCGCCTCGAAATTGTCGTGAGGGGCGTTGGCATAGATGATTGAGAAGGTAATTTTGCGCCTGCCCATAGTGTTCAATTCGCCTCCGTCTAAGCCTAATTCGTAATCGTAAATTGCCAAAAATGGTGAGGCTATGCCATTGAAAGAGCGTTCTTTTTCGGCAATCTCGCGAGAGAAATAGCCCACTTTATCCTTGATATGGATATTTTGGTCTGCTAAATCGGAAAAGTATTTTTTTAATTGGAGATACATAATTAATTTACTATGGTTTGTTGTCCGTTGGGGTTTTTGTCGAGGGTAGTGAGGTTGATGTTGGGGAAGTTGCCGTATAAGGTGCTGTCCCATTGGTTCCAATCGCGGATACGCTCGAAAACTTCGAGGGTGCGCAATCGCTTTACGGGCATACGGGTAGAGAGAATGGTGTACGCCTCGCGCTTATCAGAGCCAGAACCTGATAGGTTTTTGCCCCCTGGTATGCCTGCCCCCAGCAAACAAGGGTCTACCCCCATAGGGAAGAGTATTTCGGAATTGCCGGCACTGGCATCGGGCAGGAAGTTGCCGTCCTTAATCTTATCGTCAATAGGAATTACCTCTATACCTTTGATAAGATTGTTATTGCTATCGCGGAAGAATGGCGAGACGAACGAACGCCCTGCTGCTTTATTTCCACTCATATGATCGTCGATTGCCTTAATGGTTTCTTGGCGAGCGGCTTCACGTTTTTCTTGTGGCATTTCCTGCCATTCCTCGCGCCCAAACTTGTGAAGGAAGAAATCATCGGCGATGTATATCACATATTTGAGGTTCAGCTGGTTTTCAAACATATATTTTTTGAACGAAGGCACGGAAAGCACTACATCCACCCAACCGTTGTAGAAGGAACTATGCCATTTTACCTTGGGGTAATTCTTCTCGGTAGTAAGCGTGCGCATTACGGGCACGATAAACTTGTCGATTTTCTTTTCCTTGCAATAGGCTTTGAGAGTTTCGACATTGTGAATATCAGAGAAAAAGGGCACTTCTACGGTTAGTTCCTCGTTAAGGGTATCGCCCCAAGTGGTATTGATATACACTTTATCTACAAAGCCTTTTTTGTTGGGCACTCCTAAGCGACAATGGGGGGCTTGTTGGCGTTTTACGGATACAATTTTGTCGAAATTGGGTGCTAGCAGGTACTCGACAAAGGCAATGCCGTAGGTTTCAAAGTCCTCGATAATCTCTGCCATTGTTACATCCCAACGGCAGGTTTTGAAGAAGCTATCAATCTCGGGGAAAGCCGAGCGGAGGCGTTCGCGAGTGGTTACGCCCTCTTCGGTTTCTACATCTTGGTAAAGGCGAAAGCCCAAGCCGTAGTGAGCGGAGATGAGTACCTCCAAGCCCCCAATAGCAGCGCCCGTTTTGTTGAGTTTTTTGGTAAACTCTTGCGGGTATAGGTTATTGTCGCCCCAAGCGGCATACTTATCGGTGTCGCTTGCATCTTTTTGGGTTTTAGGGGTGGAAAGGCTTTGCTTATCAGAGCCAAAGAGTACAGTCGTTTTGGACGAATTGCCATTCGCCCCTACGGTAAAAACGTAAATATCTTTGTCAATTTGTTTCATATTTAGTAAATTACTTCTTTTCCGTTGAAGGCGATAATAAAGAGGATACAAATTTTCTTTATGGTGCCGTCGCTGAGTTTTATATTGCGGGTTTTGTTTTGCCAGTGGTTGGGGTTCTTTTCAAAATCTTGCTTGTTGCGAGGTTGCTGCATAAGGGTTGCACCCGTATAAGTACAGAGTTTGCCCCCAAAGTTGTTTTGCTTGTTGTAGGTGCGTACGGTTATGGTGAAGGGTATGGGCTTTTTGCGCTCATCGAGTTTTCTCATTTCAGCCAGTACGTCCTTTAAAAAAACTTTGTCCATAGGTGTTAGGATTTATTGGGCAAAGGTAATAGGTAGGAGTTTATTGGGAAAGGACAGGCTTTTTTATCATTATAGAAAAATTAAGTAGCTGATTGTCAGCAGGTATGAGTGGCGGGGTTATCAGCTTGTATTCATTGAACGAAGAAAAACCCCCTGCCGCCTTAGTGATTTTTACAATTTGAATTTAGAAAAATGGGGTGATATATGAAGACGAGGTGCCAGGGATGAAAAAGGGGCGCACTCGGTGATGAGTGCGCCCCAGTGAAAGCAATTCAGAAAAAGAATAAGTTGTATTAATTAAACAAACTGAACGCTTTGTAATTCTTGTGAAAGATGATGAATTTTGTTTTGTATTTTAAGTGAGGTTTGCTTGCTGGGCTTGCGATAGCCTTGTACATACTGACTTAATTGGGCTTGGTTTACCCCTGTAAGGCGTTCTAACCCTGCATAAGTGAATAGCTTAGAATAATACTGTAAGAAAGAAGGTAAGTCGTACAAAAACTCAAACTCTGCTTCTACAAATGGTTTGCCTTGCTGCTCGTGTAGGGCTTTCATATCGCGATAGGTGATACGAAAATCTTCAAGGGCTTCGGCAACAGTATCTCCCTCGCCATTGATGTCGTAGTTGAGTGTATCGTCGTCTAAATCGATATACACGCTATAAGAGCCGTCGGAAGCGCGCTCTATAAAGGCTTTGATTTTGTTCGCTGTTTTATCCATATAGTTAGTTATTAATAGTTTTGTAGCGGGGCTTTAAATAAGCCCCGCTGCTTTTAAGATTCTGTTGAGTGTACCTGTAGCTACTTCTTTACTCTTGTGATTGCTTGTTTTAAATTGCTTTTGAGTGATAGGGCTAAACCATAGTGGGTGTCCGTTTGCTTGTTTTCCTAAAGAGTAGCAACCTATCTCTTTTAGTTTCTTTTCTAATTCTGAATACTTCATTGTTCTGTTTGTTTTATTAATACACTGCAAAGATAGTGCTATTATTTTTAATAGCCAAATATTTTAGCAACTTTTTTTCATTTTTTTGTGTTTGTGTGGTTTATACAAAAAAAAAGCGCACCCGTTATGAGGGTACGCCTAAAAAAATATACCATTATGAGAAAAATTATCCTTCTTTCACTAACTAATACTATATGAAACGAATGACGAGGCAAAAGTAGAAAGTTTGTGCTGTTTGTGAAAGGACTATTACAACTAATGATTAAAAATTTATAACTAACAATCATTCAAATACTTACACCCCAAAACCCCACTTTTCCACCCCCCTACATTACCCACAGCACCACACTGCTTCAATACAGCCAATAACGAACCAACAACGAACCAATAACGAACCTACACCCCACAAACCCTTACCACACCACGCCTCGCAACACTTTTTTACCCCAATTCCTCAAAGGACAGGTTTAGAAGTTTTTTTTTAAAAATCGCACTTAAAACCCGTTGTAATCCTCGTAAAATTCTTCTATTTGCTCTTTTTCGCGCAATACGATAAACGAGAGGGAGAGCATATAGGAAAGCACTTTGCGGATAGTGTCGCGTTCCTCCTTGCTAAAATTATCTAAAGGATCTTCGGAAATACGTATTAAGCTGAAGATTTCTTCCTGCTTGTTGTTAGATACATCAAAATAGTCGGCTACTTCTTGTGTCCATTCTGATAGTTTGATGCCGAGCTCTTGGCTCAAGGCACGAGGAGTTTTATTACTTGCTTTCATAATTTTGAATTTTGAATTGTGAATTTTGAAGATGTTTGTTGATAATAAGACCGTTAATAGCTTCGGTAAGGGTGGGAGCTGCGCTCTCTACCTTTTTGCCGAAGAAAGTGAAGTGCAAGTACCATACGCCTTTGCTAAAGCGCACGCGCAAAGAGCCTCCTACCTCTTTGGCTAATAGCATAAGGTCGGGTTCAGGGTTTCCTTTTTTACTGATTTTCTTGAACGCTTTTTTGGAGAGGGTTTTAAGCGTTTCTTCTTGCCAGCGTTGTTTAACGATTTCGCGGAAGCGACGGCGCGCTGCTTTTTGGCGTTCGCGCTCTTCTGTGGTGATTTGACTTTGGAACATAATAAAAAAAATAATACGGCGCGAGTAGGTGTTGTTCCAAAGTCATACAGATATACTGAAGTCTTTTGCTATACATTACTATATAGCGACACCCTCACGCCGTGAGTCTTATAGATTAACTAAATATTTTACAGATTTAAAAGCTCTGTAGTACTTTGGAACGCTGCAAAGCGTACAACAGTTTTTTTAATGTGCAAATATTTTTGTAAAAAATTTTAATAAAGGATAGGGAGATAGACTTGCTAAACAGCATACTTGTCCCTATTTTTTGCCCCAAAAAAGCCTTAAAAAAGGGGGATAGACTTGCTAAACAGCAAACGCGTCTCTGTCTTTTTATACCTGTATGGCTCAAAAAAAATAGCCTGCAAATCATTCGCAGGCTATTTTTATTTAAAAGAGGGAAGGTGTTTCTTCAATAATTTGTTTGTCAATTTTCCTTAGGTATTGTTTTATTTGTTCGCTTTCTTGTTTTAGGGTAATAAGCTCTATGTATTGCGGATTGTTTTTGAGTTCTTGTTCTACCCTCTCTATTTTCTTTTGGGTGTCGGCTTGTTTTTCTAACAGCTTCTTTCTACCTATTATAGCCCCATTGAAATAGTTAAACAACACCTCGTAGCATTTCATTTGGTATTGCTTTAAGGCTTCTGATTTAGACCTAAGCGAAAAGAGCCAACCGTAGATGTATTTTTCGGGGAAGCAAATCATCTCTTTTGCTCTTCCTAAGGTGTCAACCATTTGCTGTTTAGCAAACAGTTGAGATAGATTTTCGTCCTCTAAAATGTTTTGGTAAGCACGGTTGTAATTAATATCAAGTGCTTCGCAGATAGGTTTGATAGCTATCCAATACTCATTGCCTACTTCTTTGAAGTAGATAGTCTTTTCGTTGAAAGACAGAAAATTTTGTTGTTTCATTAGTTATAAGTTTTAAGGAAGCTCTTGCTATTGATAGTTAAAAAACTTTGCCAAACTTATAAGGCTTGGCAAAGTGTCCTTATAACTAATATCAACAGCGAAAGAACTTCGTGTTTGACGGTGCAAAGGTACAGCAGGACAAAAAAAATGTAAAGGACAACTTTTTGGGCTATGCCCTTTGTTCTGCTTGTAAAATTGATTCGGTGAGGACTTCAAAAAAGTCGTACACACGGGTGGCATTGCACTGGTGCCAATTGCCTAAGGGCTGATGCTTATCCATTGCCATTACGCTGATAATCTTTGAAAAGGGCATATAAGCGGCTTCTTTCCTAAAAACGGGGTTTTCGCCTCTTTGGGAGGGGCTGGGAGAGGTAAATACTTTGGGAAACCTGTTAATGATATATTCCCTACAGCAGGTGTAAGCAAAGGCTACCTCGTAGGCAGTGGTTATAGGTGTCTTATCGGTATGCTCGGCTACTTGTGGGAGGTTTAGCACATCAAAAGGCTGGTGGGCAAAGTTGTAAAGCGATGCCATAAGCTGGCGCAACAGCAATTCGTCCTGGTACTGCGATAGGCGCAAACGATAATAGAGGCTATCGGCTACCGAGAACTGCTTGATAGTAAGGTTGGCTAAACGAGGAGCGGGTGCTACCATTTTCGTGACCTCACGAAAATGATATAGCTTTTCGGTAGTGAGGAAGGGCTCGGCGTATTGCCATAGCACTGTGAATGGCACTTGCAGGAGTAGCTGCTGCTGGGTGCGCTTGGGCAGGTGCGAAAGGAGGATTTGGATAATGCGCACTGGTAACCTCTCCCCGCCCCCTCCGAAGGGGGAAGAGGTTAAGAGTATCTTGCACAGGGCGCCTCGTTGCTGCTCGCTGAGTTCTTCGTATGTTTGTGGTATTGTTATATCCATTATCGTCTGTTTTTTTCTCGGATGTTTTCGTATTCTTTAATAGCGCGTTGCATCTCGCGTCCGTTTTTGGCATCGGCAATCACATAGGCGTCTACACCGTTTTTCTCAAGACGGTCAAGGGTGGCAGTAAGCTGTGCCAGGGCAGTTTTGAGTTCTGCATTTTGATTGCTGAAAGTTGTATTTTGATTTTCAGGCTTATCGGGCGTGTAGGACGATTCTGTCGCTGCTGATACATTGCCGCCAGTAGCATAGGTGTTTTGCGCCTTGCCGGTGCGTTTGGCTTCTATCCACTCGGTAACGCGTGCCACTTGCGGGTCGGCAAGAAGCATTGCGGGGATTACGTACTCTTTGCCGTGTACTACCCCTGCTACCTCGTGGCCTGTTTCGTCGGTAAAACCTAAGCCCTTGGTATAACCGCCCTGGGCATAGCTGGGGGGCTGTTGCGCTGCTACGATACCGAGTTGAGCAGCTCCTATCGCTCCTACAAGGGCAGCAAGCGCTATACCTCCTATTGCCCCTCCATCAACATAAGCACGTGTTACTGCCAAAGCTGTATTGGCTATAATATTGAGCATATTGGCGGCTTTTTGGGCTTTGAATTGTTTGAGGGCGAGTTCTTTCTTCTTGGCTTCGGCTTCCTCATCAAGGCGTTGCAACTCTTTTTGGTATTGGGCTTGTGAAATATATCCCTGGTTGAGCTGGTCGAGGAGGGCTTGCTTTTTCTTTTGCTGGTTGGCGGTGTATTTGCTCAGCTCTTTAGCGTTTAGGTTTTCCTGCAACTGGCTAAACATACTAAAAGCGTTGTTCATTGCCCCTATGCCCATTTCTACCGCTCGGAAGCGTGCGTGAACATCATCGAGGTTTTTAAATACATTTTCCCACTCAGCAGCAGTAAAACCTAATACATCTACCTTTTCGAGTTCGGAGCCTGCTGCTTTATCTACGTCCTTGGTTTTTAAGCCGTCTAACTGCTCTTTTACTTTTGTCATTTGCTCTTCGACCTTCTGAATATCTTCTATAAGCTTGTCTTTGGCTTCGCCTGTAACGGTTTGCAGGTAGCTTATCAGGAGTTTCTTTTGTGCCTCGAAGCTGGCAAGGCTTTCTTTTAAAATCTCTTCATCTGCTTTGCGACGGAGGGCTTTTTTAGCTTCTTCTAAGGTTTTGATTTGCGATAGTTCTTTATCTGAAATCTGATTGCGCAAGGCTTCTTTGGCGGTGTCTAAATCCTGAATGAGTAGGAGCTCTTCTGCCTTTTCGCGTTTTTTTACGGCAAGGCAGTCGTTCATCTCTTTGAGGGTGCGCTCTACCTCTTTGGCACTGTACTTTTCGCGTACTTGGGCGAGTTCTGTTTGTTCTTGTTTTTCGTATTCTACGGCTATTTGCTTGTTGAGCTCTTGCAGGCGGCGTTTTTCTTGAATTGTTTTTAGCAGGTTTGGGTCTTTATTGCCTTTGGCTTCTGTTTTTAGCTTTAAAATATCCTGCTCTAAGTCGGCATTTTCTTGTTGTAGCTTGAAGCGCTTGTCGTTGTACTTCTGCTCGGTAAGGGCGAGCTGCTTGTCGAGGCTTTCCTCTAAACCTTGTGTGATTTCCTTTTGGAGTTCCTGCTCGGCAGCCAAGCGTGCCTTATTGGCATTGCGGTAGTCATCGGCGTAGTCTTTAGGCTCTTTAGTAGGTTTAGGCGGATCATCTTTGCCACCCCCGTTTTGAGCGTTGAGGCGTGCCCTCTCGGCTATATCAGCAGCTTCTAACTTTTTCCACTCTTCTAAGTTCTTCGCTCTTGCTTCTTCTTTTTCTTTAAGCAGTTTGTTTTGGTTTTCGTATACCCAACCCGCTTCTTCTACCACTTTTTTCCAATATTCGTCTACTTGTGCTTTTGTTTTGAACATACCCGCCTTAATCATATTGTTTGTTTCTTTTCTCTTCTTGTCAATATATTCTTTATAAGTAGGCTCGTAGTTTTTTTCGTCGCGGTAAAGATTAGCAATATTCCATTTACTGTTATAAGCTAAAGGTCCGTTCTTTTTAATCTCTTCTATCTCATCACTCAGTTCGCTATCTATTTGCTTTTTTTTCTCAGCTTCCTTTTTGCGCCTTAAAGCATTGATGTATGCATCAATTGCCTTGGTACCCTCTTCCGTTTTCAGTTTATCGAGGTCGAGGGTTTTGAAGTAATCGGGGGCAATGTCTTGCAATTGTTTCATAGCCGTAAGGCGTTCGTTACGACTTTTGGTTTCATCTTTGATAATGCTAACGAGGGTTTGTATTTTATTTTTTTCGCTCTCAACAGCTTCTTTCACTTCGCGTTGGGCTTCTTGCAATCGTTTTTGCAATTTCACATTTTCATCTACTTTTTTGTTGAAAAGGGTCATAGCGGTTACTACTGCCCCTATGACTGCCAATAAAGCGCCTAATGGGTTGGCGGCTGCTACAGCATTGAAAGCGCGCATTGCAGCGGCTGCACTTTTGAAATTACCTGTTAGCACTGCTTTGGCGGCTGCCAATAAATAAGTTTTTTTGGTAGCTATTCCGTTGAGGGCTGTTGAAATTTTAGTTGCTGCATTATACAAAAGGGTTTGTGCTGTACCTAATTTGGTGATATTAGCAGTTATAAACACGGCAGCGCGGTAGCTTACTACGGCGGTAGTACAAACCACGATGGTTTTTACCAAAAAGGCGAGACGCTCGCGGAAGACTTTCACACCATCGCCAGCTTTGGAGGTTACCCCTGTGAGCCAGCCCAGTAGCTTTATAAGTCCGCCAAACCATTGCGCCATAGTGTCGGAGGTGAAAAACTCGGCAAATACTTTTTTGATTTTTTCCCAAATAGCAGCGGTATTTTCGTTTACCTTGTTGAACTCGTTTTGTATAGAAGTGCCCTCCTGCATTGCTTGTCCTGAGAGGGTCATCAGAGAGCGGAAGCGGTCGGCATTGTCGCCTGCGGTACCGAGGGCTTTTTGCACCTCGAGGGTGTTGAGTTTTAAGCCTTTGAGTACGCCCGCTGTTTGTTCGGCTCCTAAGCCTTTCATACTCTCGCCAAAGCGCAAAAAGAACTCTTCGGGGTGGGTGTTGAACAGTTCGGAGGCTTCTTTGGTGGTGAGTTTCATCTGTTTGGCAAAGGCAGCGATATTATTACCCGCCACGCTCATAAAGCGCGAGTAACCGCTGGAAGCCACTTCGGCATCGATACCGCTTTCCTCAAAGGCTGCTCCAAGCCCTAATGTTTTTTCGATAGAGGGTTTTAGCACGCCAGGTAGTGCGCCTATGCGGGTGGCAAAATCGGTGATGTTCTGCTCGCTACTGCTACCATTCGCCCCGAGTTCGTTGAGGGCAGAGCCAATGGCGTTGAGGGCTTCGCCGTAGTTTTGATTGCGGGTTTCTTCGAAAAGGTTTTTGAGTTTGCCCACCTTGGTAGTTACCTCTTCCAATCCGCCTTGGAACGAGTCGCCCAAGGCAACGTATATTTTATCGATTTGCTCGGTGAACTCTTTGATTTGCTCTTTATCGGTAATGCCAAGGCGACCGCCTATTTGGGCGATATTGAGCAATTCTTGTTTGGAGGTGCGGGTATTGAGATTGTCGAACTCGTTCCACAGCTGGCGTACCTGCTCGGAGGCAAGGCCAGTGGTTTTCTCTACGCCTGTCATCAGGTCGGATATTTTGAGGAGTTCGTCAGTAGAAGAGCGAAATTTGCCGAGCAGCCCTTCAAAAAGAGAGGTGGCTATATTGGCTTTGAAGACGCTGCTAAAAATAGAGCCTAACGAAGAGGTTTTTTTGGTAAGTTCTTCGACAGGTTTGACGCTTTCTTCAACGGCTTTTTTTACGGATTGAATTTCGCCTTTTACTTCTTCAAACCGTTTTTGAACGTTTTTGAGTTCTTGAACTTTTTTCTCGAACAATTCGGTACCAGGAGTGAGATCTTTAAGTTCTGAAGAGAGTTTTTTTACCTCGCTTCTGAGTCCTGAAAAAGTATCGGTTACTTCTTTTCCGTTGATTTTGATAACAATAGAAGAGGATGTTTTCTTTGCCATAGTACTATTTTATTTATAATTTTGGCAAAGGTAGCGAGGGGGGTGCTAATGAGAAAGGACAAAAAAAGCCCCCGCAGGGGCTTCTTCATTGCCAAAGCAAAAAGATGTAGGAGTTATTAAAAGCCGTTGTAATCCTCGTAAAAAGCCTCAATAGCTTGGCTGTTCTTTTGGGTGATAAACGAAAGTGAAAGCATTGATGAAAGTGCTTTGGTGATAAACTCCCATTCTTCAGCTGCAAAACCAAAGTGTTCTTTGCTCTGCAACAACTCAAAAAAAGCTGATTGTGCGTACTCATTCTCTTTAAAATATTCTTCTACCTCCGAAAGCCAAGCCGATAGCTTCATTCCAAGATTCTCATTTAGTGGGCGGGGCATTTTATGATTTGTTTCCATATCGTTACTTGTTAATTGTGAATTGTGAATTTTGAAGGTGTTTGTTGATGATAAGACCGTTGATAGCTTCGGTAAGGGTAGGAGCTGCGCTCTCTACCTTTTTACCAAAGAAAGTGAAGTGCAAGTACCATAGCCCTTTGCTAAAGCGTACGCGCAAAGAGCCTCCTACCTCTTTGGCTAATAGCATAAGGTCGGGTTCAGGGTTTCCCCCTTTGGAGGGGGCTAAGGGGAGGTTGCCATTTTTACTGATTTTCTTGAACGCTTTTTTGTAGAGGGTTTTAAGCGTTTCTTCTTGCCAGCGTTGTTTAACGATTTCGCGGAAGCGACGGCGCGCTGCTTTCCGTTGCGCGATTTCTTCTGAAGTTAAATTTTCCTTGTAAGTCATAATATATAAAAATAAAAAATCCGTGAGTGGGGGCTGACTTACAAGTGCTGGAAAGCAGATTGCTGTATAGCATTACGGCTATACAACCCCTTCACGGATTATATTGTGAAAAAAAAATAATGATAGCTGGATTTTACACCAACACTTATAAGTCGCTGCAAAGGTACGCAAAAAAAATAACCTGCAAGTTTTTTGCAGGTTATTTTTGGTGAAAGTATTACATTTATTCTTCAACTTCTTGATTATAAGATTCTTCTTCTTTGCTTTTTCCTTTGCTATATCCATAGTAATAGCCGCCAAAACCAGTAGGAAGTGCTACGATAATTGCTTTAAATATTTCTTTTAGTATCTCATCTTTGCCTAACCAAAGACAATACCCTCCGAAAACCAAAAGCAGTATAAGGCTACCCAATATTATAAAAATGTTTTTTGAAATAACTTTTTGGGAGTATTTCCGTTGGTCGGCTAAATCTTCTTTTTGGACATCTAATGAACGTAAGGCGTATTGGTGAGAGTAGTCGAGTTGTTTTTTCCGGAGTTCGAGTTCTGCTTTTCGCAATTCACCCTCTACACGTTGGTTTTCTACAAACTGCTTTATCACCTCGTTATCAAGGCGGAGATTATTGTTGTTATTAGAAGGAGCCATATCTATTTTTAGTTTTTACTTCTATATATCCAAAACCTTTTTTGCCTAATTTAGGCGAAACGATACGTACTTGTTCTATATCATCAGGTTTTTCTCTCAAAAATTTTAAATATCGCTTAGGATTATAGAATATTCTTTTGTTAGAAATTTGTGGATAGATTTTCATAACGTATTATTTTGAGTGCAAAGATATAAATAATATTTTACCCCTGCAAATTTAAGGGTTAATTTTGATTGTAAAGAGTCCCAACTATTGTCTGTTTAGACAATGGTTGAGACTCTTTTGTGCTTGTGCGGCTCGCACTTATACGGTGGTGATGATAAAGCTATCGTGGTAGGCGTTATCGAGGAGGTAGGCATACTTCCACCATAGGAGGTAGTCAAAGCAATCGGAGAGGTGGGTGGCGTGCTCTTGGGGTATGGTTTTGGAGCGTTCGCTGCTCTTGTCCTTCTCGAAGGCGTCTTCTTTCTGCTTGACGGCAGCGTTTTCCATAGAGACGATGAGGTTGGGGCAATTGTCCTCATTGAGGCGTACAAAGGGCAGGGAGCGGTTGTTTTCCTCTAATATTTCGTTGATAAGGCGGAATTTGAGGATATGGCTTGGGTTATTGGTGTTGGGGGTGCGATTGAACACTTGCCAGCCTGCTGTGCGCAGCATATCCTCTACATCTTGCGCCAAGGTGGTTTTGCTATTTGCCTCGCTTTTGAAGCCCGAACGGTCGTGGTACAGGTATATTTTATTGCAGGTAGCGCGGTGGGGCTCGTAGTAGTCGATGATTTTCTTTATCAAATCTGACAATTTGAGCGGGTTTTTGACAAAGAAGTCTTTGAGTATATTGATAGTGTTGGCTACCTTGCTTTTTTGGGCTACAATACCGCAGTTGATACGCCCACCGAAGTCGAGTGAGAGTTCGAGGGGTACACCGCTGAGCAAATCGTTATCGTAGGTGCAGGAGGGGGTGAAACTCTGCGAGAAGTCTTGCAGGGCAGTGGTGTTGTACTGGTACTTGTAGTAATGCTTATCGGCTGACAATTTGGCATAGAAGCCGTCAGCTACCTTACCAGGGCGGATGTTCATTATTTCGGCATTGAAAAGCAGGTCGGACACGCGTTGCTCGTACATCTCTTGTATCCACCCTGATTTGAGGTTTTCTTGGTTTACCAGGGCGTTGGCTTTGATAAAAAGATGCTCAGTAGGCTTTTGCTTGGCGAGTTTTTCGCGTGCGGTGAACCATTCCCCCGTTTTGGTAAGGGCAACCGACGAGGTGAAGATAGTAGCATTTAGCAGGCTTGCCTTATCAAAGGCTATCTTCTTGGCGCGGTTGGTTGTCAGTACGTTGTTGAAGAGTCTATCGTGTTCTAACAGCGCCGCTTCGTCTCCAATAACGATGTAAGAGTTGAGTCCGCGCCCGCTGTTGGGGTCATCGAGAGAGACAAGCACGAGAATAAAACCATTGGAGAAGTGCACCACGTTGCTCCACGAGTTGGGGGCCTGAAAAGGCATCTCGAAACCCATAGACTTGCCGTTACGCCCTACTACATAATCGACCTCTTCATAGAAGCCAAACATCTCTAACCCCTCTTTGGTAGAGGGGAAAGTACGGCTCTTTATCTGCACAAAAGTAGCCCCTACCAGTACGCCTGTAGCGCGTGGCATTTGCTTTGCCGCTTCCTTTACAAACCAGCCGAGTATGGTACTCTTACCCGTACCGCGCCCTGCCTCTATACAGATATGTTTTACACCTGCATAGCGGTTGGCAGATACAGCTGCCATCTGCATAGGGTTGAGGAGGATTTGTTTAACTGGTTTAATCAGTGGTTTCATCGTCGGGGTCATCGGTTATGTCTTCGTAGTCGGTATCGGTAGCGGGCAAGTTGTTGAAGTCTACTACCCCTGAAGTGAGGGCAGCGCGCAACATCTTGGCACTCTTACGGCTCATCTTGATATGGTACTCATTGGCGGTAATCTTTTCAAAGTTGATTTCTTTTTCTTCTTTGTCGAAGTTAAAGAGGCGAGAATAAGAATCTAACGCCTTACGCGCTTGTTCTAAATCTCTATCTTTTAATGCCATTTGGTACAGTTGCCAATAGCTATCTGCTAATATAGCCCGCTCGGCATTGATGTCAGATTTATCGAGTTCGCCAAAGATTTGCATTGCCCACGAGTAGTCGCGGTAGGCGGTGGCTTGGCTTACTCCCATTTCGCGAATGTGTATCTGTATGGCTTGGTGCTTAGAATACTTGTTAGAAAGTCGCAAGCCGTGTATGTGGCGCAAACGCGTTTTAACCGCCTCTTCGGCAGGAAGCAGCTGAAAATTCTCGTCTATATACGAGGCGGATATACGCTGATAAAGGCTGTCTTTGCTAAATTTAGTAAGTTCCATTTTAGGGGGTGGGATTAGAAGTAGAGTCCGCTTTTCATTTTTTCTACTTGTTGGGCAGCTGGTGAGGGCCTATAGCAGGCCACTGCTTCTTTTTCGAGCAGCTGCTTGAGTTGGGCGAGTTCGTGGCGGGCGGGCTGCTGCAAGCGTTTGGCAAGGCTATAGAGCTCGGCAGCGTTGAGTATTTTGCTCTTTTGCCAAGGTAGTTCCTCCCACTGCTGTACAATAGCGGTAGCCGTAAATGAGAAGCTATTCATTAGAGCGGCTTCGGCAACGGTAAAGAAAACGACGGTACGCTGTAGCTTTTCCCATATAGTAGGATAAGCGCGCAAATCATCAGGAGTGCAGGCGGTCACTTGTGGAGCGACGACACTCTCCCACATCCATTGTATTAGGGACTGTAACTTAGTGAAAACCTCCCACGAACTATTGAGGCTGTAAAACTTCTCAAACTCATTGACGCTGCCAATGATACCACTTGTGCGCGGTAATTTTCCTTGCTCGATAAGCTGGGTTATGCAATCGTTCAGAGCGCGGTCGCCCATAGCAATAGATGAGAGTCCTAAATCGCGCAAGTCCCACCAAGGCGACTTTTCCATCTTATCATCGGAGTAGTAGTTACCACCGGTATTGGATAAATTCACCTTGAGGAAGGGAATAGCATAAGCTACTGCATAGTTGGCCACTGCTTTTTTGAGCAGTTCGAGCTCGTCGCCGCTTAAAGTTTCAGCAGTAGACTTGGGTATATACGGATATACTTTTACGCGGAGCGCCTCCTCGATATAGGTTTTGAGCAGCTCAAAGTCTAAACGGTTAGAAACGTTAGTATATAGCTTGATTTCTTGTATATTGGTGAACATAGGTGTTAGGGGTTAGTCGTTAGACGATAGTTGAAATTCGACGACAAAGCTATGCAGGTTGCGGGTGCTATCAAAGGACAATGGTTTTTGGGTGATAGGTATTACCTTTAGCCAGTCGCCCGCTATACGCAAGAAGCACACAGGCGATTTGATGAGCTCCCACAGTACTTCTATCTCTTCAGGAAAGAGCCAACCCGTATTGAGTTTGTAAGTGCGCTTGGTTTTTACTTGCGCCTTATAGTCCTCGCTCAGTAGCACGTTGTCAGCCAAGGTATGCTCGTAGCTTACCAAGGCTTCGTACTCGCCTGCAAACGAAAACCAATCGGGGCAGAAGTTTTGGTTTTGAAATAGCGCACTGATAGGCGTGCCATTGGGTTCGGGCTTGGGTTCGAGGCTAAGTGTTTCCTTGCTGATGATAGCCGTAGCACCATAGGTTTCGTTAGCGGTAGCGCGCAAAAAGCTAAAATTAGCTACTGCCAGCGGGTCCTTAATAGCCGAAAGGTCGATAAGGTTAGAGCCTATTTGTCCTAACGAGCGAGCGCGTACCTCTTGGGTAAGTGCCGATACTGATATAAGACTCTGCTTGTAAGTAGAGCGCAAACGGCTTTGAGTAAGGTAAGGATATGCTTTCGGCTTCTTACCAGGGAGGTAGTGCAAATCAGTAAGGGTATGTGTTTTGAATACCGCTCCTTTGAAGTTTGTCTCCTTAATTACCGCTGATACCTTGGTAGCTTTGAAAATCTCTTTAGGGCTAAGCAGCTTTTTAGTATTTATTTCTAAAGAGGGGGTGATGTCTCTGAAAAAATCTTGCACCTCTTGCCCTATATCCATAGTTGCCACACCCTCAAAGAAAACATAATCATAGCTTTGGGTAGTGGTAAAGCTACGCCCATAGCCGTTGAACTCCATTGTAAGGGCCACCGTGATAAACTCGCTTTCAGCGGCTGTTTGGCGTACGCGGGTGAGCTCTTTGTCGAGGCAGAAGTACACGTTTTTGGTAACAAAAGCCACATCGGTTTGTACGCTAATCTCTACATTTACCACTTGCTCGCTACCTGCTGAAGAAGCTACCTTAAGCCAGCCTTTGTGCTCGCCTACGGTCATCAGTTCGGACGATTGCGAGCGGAATTTTACCACTACTTCCTCTTCGCCATTGCCTTTGATTTCGGTAACCTCCAAGAAATCGGCATTGTTAATGGTAAAGGTAAGACGGTTAGGATTCTTAATGGTAAATGTACCCTCGGCGCGCTCTTTCTTATCGGTTTTCAGCAGGTATTTAAACTCTTTCTTATCGATATGAAAGGCGGTAGCATCGTTGATGACGGTAAGTTCAATATCAAAAAATCTTGAAAGGATACCGCCTGGGTAGGCTATCTTATTGTCTTTCCAGCTGAATATTTGCGTCTTGCTAAAGTCGAAGCCCCCCTCCTCTACGCGTCCTGTATTGCGATAGGTATCAGAGAGGCTAAACACCAACCTATCAATAGAGGGCGACGGATAAGCGTCTATCTTAAAAAGCCCTATATCACCCGTGCGCGGTGTATCTCTAAACGATAGAGTTGTATTAGGAAAAGCAGCAAGGTGAACATAACGTTTGCTATTCTGTATTAAGCCCCAGAAGGAAGTTAGATTGGGTTTAGCAGAAAACTCTCTATCGCCAGTAAGCTCGCAAGTAGCGTGGTTGAGCGTCATTCGCAGTACCTTCCTTTCTGATGGTTGAGGGGTAGGAGTTGCCCCGCCCTCTTGAGTACGGCGCAAGGTGATAACTACCTCTCTGCGCTCGGTGGGAAGGTCTATTTCGGTTACACTGCTGCCTTTCTCTTCGGTAGCGATAACACCCAAGGTTATCTTTACCTGTGTATCGCCGTTATTGGGCAATTGGCTAAAATGGTTGTAACGCAATTGTAGCTGCGCTTTTAGCGGCAGGCGGTCTAACTCTTGTCCGTCGGGGGCGATGAGCTCTACAAACTCATTAGCGGTAATGCGTGCGTAGTAGCGAAAGCCCTTATACTTCTTGTATATAGTGAGCAAATCCACTTGTGGGAATTGCACTGTTAGCAGTTCGGTAGACGGTATAGGCTGCGAGGGGTTCCATTCTTTGAGAATGGCAGTAGGTGATACTAACCAGTCGAGGATAGGCTTTTCTTCGGGGTAACAATATTGCTCGTATTCTGTACCCCCACGAGAGGTAGTGCGGGGGCGCTCTTCGCAAACGGTTTCGGTATAGGTTCTAATAGACATAGTATTTTATGATTTCTTTATAGTAAGCAATAGGACTGATAAGGGTAGGTCGCCAAAACTCAATGGCTATAAACGAGGTAAAGAGTATTACTCGCTCGGGGCGTACCTCTACCCTATCGGCAGGAAAGAGCAACGGCAATTGCTGCTCTAAATAGCGGTGTACTTGCCAATGCTCTATCACTAAGTCGATGTCTTTGGCAAGGTAGTTGTCGGAATACACTCCTTGCATTACCTTGGCTACCGACCCGCATACTATAGGCAGCTGCTCCTTACCAAAAGCGGCGGCTATGGCACTGTAAATAGTGTCGAGATAGGTATTGAGGCGGGCGTCGTTGAAGACATTCAGAGAGGTGAAAGCGGTGTACATCAGATAGCTATTGTGGTGATTTCTACTTGGTAATGCTCTTTATCGAGCACGGTTTTGTTGAGGCTTTTAATGAGCATTCGCTGCTTATAGGCAAGGATAGTGTCGCGCAAAGCAATGTAGCGGAATTGGTTTTTATTGCATATAAAGCTCCACGTATATTCGGCTGCAGCGATGCGCATCTTATACCAATCCTTCCAATACTCGGCTACTAACGGAGGGGTAAGGGCCTTGCAAAAGCCCGCATTGTTCTGATTGTTGTGCAAACCATCGTACCATATCAGCCCAATGGTTTGTTCGCCCCCCTTACGCGCTACGGCCGTATAATGCCCTTGGTACATCACTCGGGGCAAACAGTAGCCCCCTATCTGTACTTCGGTAACATTAGTAAGCGTGTTTGCCTCGTCCGCTTTCAGCACTTGGTAGCTGTTGTCGGTTACTTGTATCACGGGCAGCTGATAGGCTTTATCGTCCATTTCGGGGAACTTGATAAGGTACGACTGCTTAGTAAGGAATGTTTTTTTAGGTTCGCGTACTTCCCAAGAGCTAAAATCTTTTACATTGCTTCGTTCTTCTACCCTAATGCGGTTCATATACAGCTTGTTACCCTCGATAGTTATATCGTAATTCTTCCAATTCTTAATCGTCTTTACCAAGTCGCCAAAGGTAACATCGGGCACGGCGCGTTTGAGGTCTACTATATTAGGGTTGATGATTTGCTCAATAACGTTGCCGTCTTCGCTGTGTTGGGCTACAATATTGAGGTTCATTGATAGCTGTGGCTGTGGCGTGCCTTCTATCTCTAAGCTAAGCGTTTGTGGCGTACTATCAATAGTAAGACGCTGAGTAAAGCTAAGTCTGTCGGATTTTTCAAAACTAAATTCACGAATAATAACATTATTAAGCTTTAGGCGTAAGGTAGCCGCGCCGCTTATGGGTTGGTTATCGCATACCAACCGCCAGGTACCTGCTGTGGCAAACTCGTAGGTAGGTGCTACCGCTGCAAGGGTATGCTCTTGCTGGGCGGTAGTGAGGTAGTAGGGGATATTGCTGTACAACACCTGCTGGGTGAAATCTTCATCGGTAAGAATATCGCCTGCCAGTTCATAGCCTGCATTGGCGAAACCTGTTTTAAGCACGTACAGCAGATAAGGCATAGGGTGCATAATGTTATATTCATAGTGCGCGAACGCATCACCCAAATAGTGGTTGATAAAGCCCATATAATGCTCCCACCCTCTTTGGCTGGTGTCTTTAGGATAGACGACGCGAGGAAAATTGTAATCTACCTCAGGGTACTTTTTTTGACATACCTCCTTAGCGTGCTGGTATATATCAGTCACCCAGTGTCGCAATAACGGTAGGTCGCATAGTTTTTTGTCGAAATTAGGCAGCTGCTCAAACCCCGAATCTATCTGGGCGGACACTATATTGCCTTCAACTGATAGAATTTCGAGCGTACCCTTGCGTACCCTTCCGTCCATTATATGATAGCCCTCGTACTTCTTTTTTAGCTTGGTAGCGTTCAGTGCTGTGTAGTTGCCCATACGCAAGCGCAAATCAGCATTCATCTGAAACTCGAAAGGCAGTGAATACTGAGTGAAAAAGGTGTCTTTAAAACGCGGGTTTTCCTCTTGATAAGAGATAGCAATGCGCGAAAGGTCTAACACAAATTCAGAGGTAACGAAAGAGTCTGTCATAATGATTTGTTATTTTTTCAGTTTGCGCCACAATATGATTACCACCGCCAATAGCAATAGCAGTAACCACCAAGGACTGATAAGACTGCGCTGTACGTGCTTATGCTTGGAGGTAGTAGTAGCAACGGACTTTTGTATAGTCGCTGTTTTTGTAAGATAAGTAGCTGCACTGTTTTTCACGGTAACGCTAAGCGTACCCCCTTTAAGGGTGATGCGCTCCACTACCCTACCCTCTACCTCGTGCGTGTATTCTAAGGGGGTATCAGGACTGATAGTGCTAAGCTGATAGCTAAGCAGCGAGTGTTGCCAAGCAGAAATCCCTGAGCCCACCGTAGCGAGCTCAGAGGTTTGGGTACTTACTTTTTCGGCAATTGTCTTTTTAGTGTGGCACGAGATAAAGAACATAAAAAGCAAGATGTAGGCAATGCGTTTCATTAGCTGTTATTTTCTATAGTTTTGATGACATCTTTCAAAATGCTGGCGTAATTAGGCGCGGTGGCATAGCCCGCTTTGGCCACTTCTTCAGCAAACTTATAAGGGTCTGATTTTACTAACAACGCTTTTGCGTATCGCTTGTTGATAAAGAAGAATTGTGCGTGGTCGGTAAAACACTCTTCAGGCGTGTCGTACTTCCTAAACCAATCCTGTACACGATACAGCCACTTACCATCAGTGCGTTTGCTGATGCTGATAATTTTTGGGAACTGCTGAGGGTTAGGAGTGGGCGAGTTTAGCACCTCGGTAGTAAATAGCAATTGCTTTTTCTGATTGGGTGTGCTGCTGACAAATTTTTTAGGTACTTTTATACCGAAAAAGTTATTACCAACACCACGCTCGCCCCAGCTGCTTTCCAAAGCTGCTTGCGCCAACGTAAAGAGGTGCGAAATGCCCGTTTTGCGCTCTGTTTCCAGCGCAAAAGGCTTGTATTGTTTTATAAATTCCTTCGGTGTCATTGTTGTTCGTTATTAGAGGTTTGAGGGGTTTCGGACTGTTCAGCTTTTTCATTCATATAATTAGAGATGGTTTTAGCAACTTCCTCTAAATTCTCACGATTGATAAATACTTGCTGAACGACTTGTCCTGCGCGGTCTAACCGCACCTTATCTTCGGCTTTTTCGCGTATCGATTTGATTTCAATTAGACATAGTACTATTGCCATAAAGAATGTTATAAAAGGAAATAGCCACAATGAGGTTTGGTAATAGGTTTCTAAGAACCAAGAAAGCATTCCATACATACTATCCACAATAGTACAAGCTATAAGTATGTTATAATATTGCGCCATCTTGCTAATGGTACGCCTATAGCCGTAGGAGTTACGCGCAATACCCAAACGTTTAGCCTTGCGCACACCACTCCAAAGGTCAGCGAATATCATAAGGAGTACAAGAATGTAGATACCAAGTAGTATCCAAAGAATTACGAAAATTTTTTCCATTTTTTTTGAATTGTAAATTATCTTTTTTTAGCTTTTATCTGTTCTTCTAATAGTCTAAATTGCTCATCAGCATATTTCTTCAATGCTACATTATGATTAGTCGCTAAATTATATGTCATCGTCACACGTCCCTTATTTACTTTTATAACGATATTAAAATCACCTGAATCCGTTGTATAACAACGAATTTCTTTAAAGCCATTTTTTAGTGCTAATCTTAGCTTATCTTTATCTTCATCAGTAAAGTTGTTAGAGCTCAAACCTTTACCCTCTTCTTTATCTACTTTGTTCGATATATCTACCTGTTGCAAGTCCTCTAATTTATCTTTTAATTCATCGGTAAAGTCGTTAGAGCTTAAACCTTTGCCTTCTATTTTTTGTACAGCCCCCTGTATAAGAGTTTGTAGCTGGCTGCTTAGCAGTACAAGGTCTTCAGTACTAAAGATTAGCGGCATAAGGACAGCTTGTGCTTCGGTAGGGTTGTCGTATACTACACCGTTTACCGACACCTCATTGGCTAAGGCATCAAGTATACAGAAATTTTTATCATCGGCAGCGTGCACTATCAGGCGTTCACCCTCTATACGCACCTTAAAACAGCGAATAACAAGCAGCTCATTGAGCACAAACATATAGTTTTGTAGCGCGCCCGTAGCAGCTGAAAAGTGATAGGTAGCCTTCATATTATTCAAAGATTATAATGTATTTTTAACTCATTTATTTTTCTATCAACTTCTTCTTTAGTAGCATATACCTGCGATAAGTGAATTGTTTCATCTCCTAAAGTAGTACCATCTAACGCATAAAGGATTATTTTTATATCTCCATTATAATAATTAGACATCGAAAAACGCCCCACAACACCTTTCAAAGCCTTAGCTAAATTTTCTTTATCGGTATTGGTATAGTCGTTAGAACTCAAGCCTTTGCCCTCTTCTTTGTCCACTTTGCCCGATACATCTACAGGCTGCAAATCCTCTAACTTCTTTTTGTGCTCATCGGTAAAATCGTTAGCCGACAGCCCTTTGCCCACTACTTTTTGTACTGCATTAAGGATAAGTGTGCGCTGTTCGCGGGTAAGCAGCATAGGGGTATTACGATTGAAGGTAAGGCGGGTAAGGGCTTCTTGGGCAGCGGTGGGATTGTCGTACACCACGCCGTTGATTTCTACCTCGCTTACTAAGGCTTCGAGGATAGAGAAATTTACATCATCGGCAGCGTGAAGGATAAGGCGTTCATCTTCTACCCTTGCCGTGAAATTGCGCAAGGCTAATATGCCATTGTACTCAAAAACGTACTCTTGTAACTCGCCCGTTAGGGGATTGACTTTGTATTTGGGTTCCATTTTTCTTAGGGGTTAGTCTTTAGTCGTTAGTCGTTAGAATGGTGTCGCTTGCTAACGGCTAACGACTAATGACTAACGACTCATTAATGATGCAAAGGTAGGGTGTATATAAAAAAAGTGAAAGGACAAAAAAAAGCCTTGCTACTGCAAGGCTTTTTTGTATAAACACCAACAAAACACAAGCGTATCATCTGGCATTGTTACCAGTTCGATGGTGAACCCTAATTCTTGAAGTACATCGTAGATGTCGTGCTGGTCTATGGGTTCGGTAGGGATGATGCCCTGTGCCATAGCGAGCACCTGCGAGGTAGTTTTGTATTGCTTTTCAACCATACCTATAGGATGTGGAGAATAATAACGCAAAAGTAATGTTTTGAGAATTTCTTTGTAGTCGTTCATAATTATAAAAATCCGTTGTAATCTTCGAAAAAATCTTCTATCTGCTCTTTTTCGCGCAATACGATGAACGAGAGGGAGAGCATAAATGAAAGCACTTTGCGGATAGTGTCGCGTTCCTCCTTGCTAAAATTATCATAAGGATCTTCGGAAATACGTATTAAGCTGAAGATTTCTTCCTGCTTGTTGTTGGATACATCAAAATAGTTGACTATTTCTTGTGTCCATTCTGAGAGTTTGATGCCGAGCTCTTGGCTTAAAGGGCGAGGGGTTTTATTGCTTGCTTTCATATTTTTGAATTTTGAATTGTGAATTTTGAAGGTGTTTGTTGATGATTAAGCCGTTAATAGCTTCGGTAAGGGTGGGAGCTGCGCTCTCTACCTTTTTACCAAAGAAAGTGAAGTGCAAGTACCATACGCCTTTGCTAAAGCGCACGCGCAAAGAGGAGCTCGCGTCTTGTATCCTCACCCCCCGCCCCCCCCTCCCCCCCAGGGGGGGGGGGGGGGCGGG